TTCGTGAAGGCGTTGTGACTCCACGCCTTCTCGAACAGCCGGTTGATGACGATGCTGCTCTTGCCCGACAGCGCCGGAATGTCGGCGTCGGCGAACAGCCGCTCGCCGGCCTCGTCGGCCAGCGTCAACACCAGGAAGCGAACGCGGAACGACTTCATCTTCTGCTCGGCGTAGGCTTCCTCGAACGCATCGCGTTCGGTGCCGGAGAGCGTCTTGATGTGAACTTCGCCGCCCCACTCGGGGACCGGGACCGGGTCGGAGAGTTTGACGTCCCTCGCCGCGAGAATCTTTGCCTTGCTCAAAGCCATAAAACAGGGACTCCTTGATAACTACAGAAACACGCCGCCAGATGAATTGCTTGTGGATTGGCCGATCGAGCAGCCGCTAATGCCGACTGCCTCAACAGTCCCTGCGAGGTACGTCCTCGTGCCGCTTTTCAGAACCCAGTGCGGAAGGCATCCAGTTAATCCTTCGCTCCTGGATCCAGCAGCGTCCGTGTCAGTAGGCGACAGCGTTACTGTTACAGCGCCAGTGGCGGCGTTAGTGACGGTAAACGACAGGCTGCGAGGAACTGGCACATATCTAAAAACAGGCTGATTCTCCGTAATCCCAACCTGTTGTCTGTCGTAAGTCACAAGAGTCGCCATGAGGCTTTGACCAGTTACGTTCTGCCCAATCACAGCGTCAAACGAAAACGCATCCCCATCGACGACTTGAATGTCAAACCGCTGCGGAAGTGCCGATGCAACTGTCATGGCTGCTGCTCCACATAGTCGGTTAACATGAAACGCAGCGACCCCCTGACCAAGTCGCCGACGCTGGCACGCCTGTCGGCAGCGATGAGAACCGCTCGCCTAGACACCGTCATGTTTGGCGAGGCGAACGTCACAAGTCCGACTCGCCGTACAAACGCCTCCGGCGCTACGCCGCTTGGCGTCGCGATGTACTCGACCTCGACGCTGCCGCCGGACCAGTCGCCGGTCGGGACCATGATCCGCTGGCCCTGCGCGTCATCTACGCCTGTCATGTCCACGACCTCCGCTTCAGGAGACGAGACAGACAAGGACGTAACGGCGGCGCCGAAGCGCCCCGCAGCGCCTGCGTCGAACGTGAAGGTTGCCCCTTGGGCTGCGAATCCCGCCATCGCTTACGCGACTCGGAACGTCGCACTCCCAGAGATGAGGGCGCCGACAGAGCCGCCGATCGAAGACGACGCGATGGTCGCGTTGCCGCTGAACGAGATCGGGCCGGAGATCGACAGGGAGCCGGAGGCGCCGGCCGTGAGGATGTTCGTCGAGATGTAATCGACCTGCACCTCGCGGTCGGTGGCGAAACCGCCGACGTACTCGCGTCGGCCGTTCGGGGCGATGCCGAGGTGGCTGCCGTCGATGAGGTCTTGGGTGTCATTGACCTGGACGCTCGTCACAGTGAGGTTCGACCCACCGAACGAGAACGACATTCCCTGTGCGGAAATACCAGCCATTTGTTGCGCCTCCTTGCGCCAGTGTCGTGACCTGTAGGGTTACGAAGCGGCCTCTTGCCACCGAATCTGATACAGTTGCCGGACCTCGTAGGCCGGGGGGAGTTGTGCTCCCATCGCCGTCGGGTCCAAGAAGTCGTCAGTTTCGCTGACGAGCCTCATATCTTGGATTGTAACCCCCATCGCGGTGCCGGTGTTGCCATCCAGAGCAAGCCGGACCTCGTCCCCCAACTCCCTGGCGGCGTCGTGGGTGAGCGCCCAGGAGGCCACCTGGATCGACAGGAGCGGCATGAACATCGGCCCGGTCAGGCTCGACTCGCGGATGATGTTCTGCCGCTTGTAGACAATGAACGGAAAGCCGGCTGACTTCGGCACGGCGATCGGATAAACCTTGAACCCGACGAGTCGGGCCACGCCGGGCGTCGAGGTCAGCCGGTAGTAGACGTAGTCTTCGGGCTTGATGATCATGGTCAGCCTCCGGCCGCTGTGATGCCCGCCTCAAGCGAAGCCTTGAGAATCTCGAAAACCTGGCGGTCGGTGGCGTTGATCGTCTTCTCCATGAGGCCAAGAGGCTTCATGGGGGCGATGGTGTCGCCTGGCTTGAGCGTGATCGGGTGCTGCTCGCGGGTGCCGTAGGAGTCGGAGAAGTCGCGGGAATACCCCGGCTTGCCACCGGCGCCGGCGCGTTCGTCCAGGCTGCCCATGAGGAAGTAGTACCCTCGCCCCATCTGCTCGAACTGGGTGTTGTTGAACGAGCCGGCGCGGGCCATCTTCCCGTTGATTCGCTGGTGTACGTTGACGTAGGCCCGGCGGCCTTTTGACCCAGGCTTGCGGCGGCCGGTGCCGAACTCGACGAGCCATGCGTGGTTGCCTGAAGCCTTGTCTCGCGTCGAGCCGACGGGGCCGGTCTGGCGGGGGCCGACGACGACGATCATGCCCTCGGGGTACTTCACCTTCTTGTGCGTTACAGACCGGCCGAGATTGCCGGTGGCTTCGTGCTGACTGGCGAGGCCGACGTAGTGCTGCTCCAGCGGTCTCTTCGCCTTCATCACGGCCTTCGACAGCACAGCCTCCGACGCCGCCGAGCCGGCGAGAGCCTGGAGGGTTTTGACCAAGTCGCGGACGCCGGCCGTCTTGACGGAAACGAACTGGTTGGCACGCTCAAGCGCAGTGCCGCCGCCCTCCAGTTCCCTCGCCGACCCGATGCCCTGCTCGATCATTGCACTTCCCTCGCCAGCATCTCCAGAGCCGTCCTGTTGTCGCGCTCGACGACGCTGGCAATCTCCATTGTGCGCCCCCGCCACTCCAGCCGGTTGGTATGCGTGACGTCGGGCCGATAGCGGATGCGGATGCGATGCGTGGCGATGACGTTGGCCTGCTGGGCCTGGAGGATGTCGCGGCTCGACAGCCCCGTGACGCTCGCCCAGACGGTGGCGACGGTCGTGCTCCACGACAGGGTCGTCTCGCCGGAGGGGCTGCGGACCTCGGTCTGCGACTTGATCGCCACCCGCTCCCGCATCTGGCCGATGATCATGTGACCGTGCCTTCGCCGATGAGGACGATGTCGTAGGCTGCGCCGGTGACGGTCACCGCCGTCGCCGCCAGCCCGCCGGCCGACGGATCGGCGTGGACGGCCGCCGCGCCGGCCGGCAGCGTGTAGCCGCTGCCGAACGGGCCGCCCGCCACCGTCAGAGCGGTCGTCGCATGGGCGTTGCGGATGTAGGCCACCTTGACCGCCGTCAGGGCGACGGAGACTGACGCACCGTCGCGTGTGTCAGTCAGGCTCGACAAGGTCAGCGTCTCGCTGGGGCCGGAGACCGTCCGCGAGTCGCTCCACACGACCTGGGCTTGGTTCGCCCCCGTGCCGTCTCCGAGCGACAGGGCGTAGTTGGCCGGCGTGGCCCGCAGCGTCCGCGACAGGTCGCCGGACGACGTCTCGTGGGCCAGGATGGAGAGGGTGATCTGGGCGTTAAGAGCCATCGGTCAGGTTCCCATGACGTAGATTTCGTACTCTTGCCCCGTCGTCCCGCCGATGCGGAGGACGCTGCCGCCACCCGTCGTCGAGAAGCCACCGCTGTTCGGGCAGGACAGCAGCATCGCCCCGCCCTCGCGGATCGGGTAGCCGCGAAGCGTCAGGGCGCCGAGGTTGATGATCGGCGAGAAGTTCCACGACGTAGCGTCCTGCCGGAAGAGGCTGAACTGGCTGCCCGTCCAGCCGGCCGACATGGCGATCTGATTCGTCGTGGAGAGGTTCTTGAGGCACAGGAGTTTCACCGTGCCGAGGCCGACGGCCGCGAAGTCCACCTCGTCCATGCCGCTTGCGAACGTCCTCCGGTCGCTCCACACCTTCGTGCAGTCGCCGACGTCGAAGGCAAAGGAGACGATGTTGTCCATCATCTCTTGGGCCAGACCCGACGAGGCCACAGACCGGGCGCGAACGACAGCCTGGACGGTGGCCTGGACGCTCATCGGTATCCACCCCAGCCGCTGGCAGCCAGCAGCGTGTTGAACGTCAGCGGCACCGGCAGCACCTGGCTGAAGCCAGCCACGACCGGCTGTCGCATCTCGTACCAGTGGGCCACGAGGAGCAAAATCAGCCCCTTCACGGTGCTCGGGCAACTGGAGCCACTCGCGCCATAGCCCGCAGGCCAGCGGACGATGACGCTGTTCTCGTCACCTCGAACCGCCGGCCAGACGCCCTCATAGTTTGGGTAGATGCGGCCGGGGGTGGCGTAGTGGTCAACCTGAAACGCCGAAGCCGCAGACGTGATCGTCTGCATCTGACCGGCTTCGTCACGGTAAATCACCGTGACGACCCCGCTCGCCATCGGCGGGCGGGGGAGGATGATCTCCCACAGCGGAAAGCAGTCGTAGCGGGCCTCAAGGGTCTGCGAGATGAGGCTGATGTCGAGCACGTTCTCAACGTACTCCGTCGCCATGCCGATCAGCGAACTGATGTAGGCATCGTCGTCCGACACATCGACGCGGCACTGCACCTTGGCTTCCGCCAGGGTGACGGGGTGGACGGCCGGAGCCGTGTGCCGGATGAGGCTCCGATACGGCGTCACGCCGCTCTGGGGATACTCCGGCGAGCCGTAGGTGATCGTGACGGTCATTTTCCGCTTCTCCTCACGGGCGGCAGAGCGGCACGCTCCATCCGCTTCTCAACGGTCGCCGTCTCGACGCGACGCTCTGACACCTCTTCGACGAGGCCACGAGCGACGTAGATGCGGGCGGCTCCGTCGCCCCACTCGAACTCCTGGCCTTCCTTGTAGCCGGCGAACGGCTTGACGATGCGAACTCTCATTGCGGCACGAACCCCCAGGCACCCTCGGGCGGCTTCTTGCCGCCGTTCCAGAACTCCGTCGTATGCTGCTGCACCTTGCCACCCTCGACGCTCCGGCTGGGCCAGGTGATCATCAGTTCGGCGTGGCCGACGCTGACGTGCGTGGCGATGCCCAGGCGGTTGCCGGAGGCAGCGAACTTCTTCCAGAAGTAGATGTCCTCGTCGATGTGGCCGCCCGTGAACGTGCCTTCGGCGTTGGCTTCGGCCAGGAACCACGGCTTCGCCATCTTCTTGATGGCGGCGGTGCGGATGAACGTGCAGCCGAAGTGGGCCGTCTCGACGGGCTGGACAACCTTACTGAACCAGTCGTTCTCGACCGTCGTCTTCTCGTCGGGCGTGTTGCCCGCCAGGGCGAACATGACCGTGTTCGCCTCCCGCTTCGTCTGGAGCGGGGCGATGGCGTCGTAGCCGCTGTGGAGCAGCAGTGCCAGGAGAGCCTCGACCGTCTTCGCCGTGAAGATCGTGTCGTAGTCGATGGTCAGCACAACGTCGTGGGTGTCCACGACTTGCTCCATCGTTCGCTGGAGGCACTGCCCGAAGAACGCCCCGGTGTACTTGATGGGGGCGATGCCGTGTGGGGCCAACGCCTGCGAGACGCAGAAGAAATTATCGGTGAAGCCGAGGCGAGGCGTGCTCATAAGAGCAGCAACCTTCACCTCGGCTTCACAATTACCAACACGCAGTAGCATCATTCGCTCCTTGTAAGGAGCGGGCGCGCATCCTTGCGCCTTTGTCGGCCGTCATGGCCGTCCCGCTTGTACGGGACTAGCCAACAACCCGGCCGATGACGCCAGCGTCGGAGTTCGACACGGGCGACTCTTCGGCACGGCCCAGACGGCCGACGATCGCCACGTTGGCCGACGCACCAGGGGTGTAGGACACCTTCAGATAGCGCTTCTTGGCCCGCGTGTCGATGTCCATCTTCATCACGGCCGCGGCATTGGTGTTGCTCACCGCCGGGATCGAGAACCCGCCAGTGCCGCCGCCCACGAGGGCCGTGACGTTGGTGAAGTTCGCGTTGGACTCGTCGGACTCCTCGACCTTCACGACGTTGGCAAACACCGTGCTGGCGTTGCTGGCCCGAAGGACCGTCACGCTGGCGTGGTCGTAGCCGATGGTGTCGATCGTCAGCGAGGCGGTCGCAGTCGCACCGACAGCCGCGGTGGGCAGTTCAGCGACGACCTTGTGATTCTGGGAGTGGATCATGCTCTAGGTGCTCCTTGTGTCTACTGATCAGGCCGACTTGAGGGCGATCACAGGACCGACCTCACTCGTCGTGCCGAGGCTGTGGTGGTTGATGTCGAACCGCATGGTCCCCTGGAGGAGCAGTTGATCGGTGGTCGCGTAGACCTGATCGAACAGCCGCACCGAGAAGTCACGCCGCCGGGCGTAGATGCTGGACAGGTTCATGTTCCCGAACAGCACCTTCACCTTGTTGCTGTCGGCGCCGAGGGTGCTGTTGAGCACATGCACCATCCGCACCGGGTAGCCCAGGAAGGACTCGCCGGCATCGCGGCCGAGGTTGTCCACCGTGTTGCCGCCAGCCGCATACTTGAGGCGGGCGATGCTCGCGGCGTAGCCGGCGGGCGAGACGTACCAGGCGGCACCCTGACGGGCAAAGAGCGGCAACTTGCCCATCGCGGCGAGGAAGTCCTCGACGTCGAGGGTCTCGAAGCCGGTGTTGCCCGACGCAGCCGACACCACCGAGGCGGTGTGCGTGCCGTCGTTGATCTTGTTGACGATGCCGTTGATGCCGCCGTACTGGCTGGTGCCATCGCCGAGCCAGCCGCACAGATCGATGCGGTAGGCCAGGCTTGTGGCGAACTCGGCGGCCACCGCGTCAGCCAGCGAGACGAGGGCGTCTTCGACGACCTCGGTGCTCATCCGGCAGCCGACCGCCAACTTCTTGGCGACGAGCGACACGTTGCCGTAGGTCGGCTCACTCTCGGTGACGCTCGACCCTTCGCCCACGAAGTAGGCCGTAGTGCCGGTGAGCCGCTTCGGGATCACCATCGTGTCACGCGACATCGACACGTTCTCGGCCGAGCCGGGGAAGGTGCCGTAGGTCTCGACGAGGCGGATCACCCGGTTGGCGAACTCCTCGGGAACCAGAGCGCCACCCGCCGAATTGCTGCCCTCGTTGAGGGCGCGGGCCTCGACGCCGTGGTCACGGCACCACCGGAGGTCGTCGGCGTTCTTGAACACCGTCGCCCGCAGCCACCGGCCGCAGCGATAGGCGCTCTCGACGGCGTCGGCCGAGTCGTTGAACGCCCGCAGGGTCGTGTGATGCGGGTGAACCGCCCGAATCTCGACCTTCTTCGGCTGCTCGGCCACAGGGGCCGCAGCCGGGGCGGGGGCGGCCTTCTCGACCACAGCCCGCAGTTCCGCCTCCTTGGCGGCGAGCGTACCCTCGAACTCCAGGTCGGACTTGACCTTGTCGGCCTCGTCGGAGAGCCGACGGAGTTCCGCGGTCTGATCCTCCGAACGCTCGGCCACATCGGCCAGTTCGGTCATCCGCGCGGCAATCGCCGCGGCACGGTCCTGAAGACGCTTGAGGTTGCTCGCCATGGTTGGCCTTGCTCCTTGATGAAGCCGGCCAATCGCGTAAGTGCGGCGGCCGGCGGGTGTGTTGCCCGCAAGCGCGCCGCGAATTGAGTCCTCAAGTCGCTCGCACTGCTCCCTGCGAAATCCTTCGCAGGGCGTATATCTTGATTTGTAGGGTACGGACTACTTGCCGTGCAAGTGAGTCCGCAGCAGCGTTGCCTTCAACGATGCGATCTTGCTCTTGAAGTCGTCGGTGTTCACACCCACGATGACTTCGATCTTCTTCGGCTCTTCGTCGATGTCGCGCTCTTCGTCGTACTCCGGCAAGTCGCGCTCGCCTTCGAGTTCCTTCACCTTGCGGGCCGACCAGTTCTTGGCAGCGTCGCCGCCCCACAGCAGCCACGCCACATAGCCGGGCTTCTCTTCGCCGGCTTTGTCCCGGCCTGGAGACTTGCTCGCCTCGTCGTGCCGCGCGAACCACGCACGCATCTCGCGAACCCAGTCCTCGTTCATCTCTTCGCGGCGGGCGAGGCGGTTGGCGCGAGCCACGGTCTCCGGCTTCAGGCCGTCGCCGGACTTGCCCTCCTCATGGAGTTTCAGCCCCCGCCGAGCCGCCGCGGCCATTCCGGCCGTAGGTTTGAGACTGACGGCGGCACGTTCCTCCACTGGGGCTTCCACCGCACTGTCGTCGGCTGCGGCTTCCTGCGGAGCAGGCGGCGCAGAATCCTCGACCACAGGGCTATCCTCTCGCTGCTCATCAACAGGCTCCTTGATTTCCTCGCCGCGGGCCATCTCCAGTGCTCGCCGGCTCACAAACGCCTCCGTCGCCGGATAGGCGGGGTTGTCCACGGGACCGGCGTCCCCGAGGAAGTCGAACGACCTGATCTCGCGGATCATCCGGCCGCTGGCGTCCTTGAACCACTTCTCGCCGGCGCCGCTGGTGCGAAAGGCAAAACTTGATCCGCGCACGTCCCCGCGCTCGATGCTTTCGACGACGTCGGCGTCGGCCTTCTTCGGGTAGATCGTGTACCGCAGGCCACGCTCATCCAGTTCCAACTTCATCGTCCCGCTGGAGGTGCGGGCGAGGAGTCGCTCGTGGTTGTAGCGGCCGAAAACGTCGGGGTTCTTGGCGATGACGGCGTCGAAGGCGCCGGGGGCAATTCTTTCGACAAAGCCCCCCAAGTCCTGCGAATCCGAGTTATAGAGTGCCGCATACCCGCGAATGACCGTGCGGCCATTCTCGCTCTGCCGAACCTCCAGGCCGGGCGCTTCCGCGATCAGCCGTCGCTCAAGTTCGCACGATCCGTCCATGACGTCGTCGCCTCCTCATACGGCCTGCCGGAGCGATGGCACTCCAGCAGACGGTCCCTCGACTCTTCCATCCAGTCGTTCACGAACGCCTCGATGTCGCGGCCGGTAGCCTGTGCGGCGTCGAGAAGTTCCGTCTTCATCCGCTGCTCGTGGGCTTCGAGCCACGCCTGCAACTTCCCGGCCTTGTTGCGCCGCTCCAAAATGCCGTCGGCCTCGATGGCGGCGAGGCGGCGAAGCGTCGTGCGGAAGAGGGTCTCGGAAGCCGACCGCGTCGCAGCGTCAGCCGGCGTCGGGCCGTCGTTTCCGTCGCCTGCGGTGCCAGCGGCATCGCCGCTGGCACTATCCTGACCCTGACTTTGCTGCCCATCCGCAGGCAGCGGCGCCGTCTGATTCTGTGCCGCCCCGGTCGGGTTGTTGACCGTGAAGGCGTCCAGCAACTGCATATTCACCTGGACGAACCGCTTGTCGCCCAGGCCGCCGGAGAGCGGGTTGTAGCCGATCTGGCCGCGAATCTCGTCCACCGAGAGGCAGCCCATGTTGAACATCTCGCGGAGGAACTGCGAGCGAGCCTGATAGTCGCCGGCCATCAGGGCCGACAGGTCGAACTCGACGAAGTAGTTCTTGTCGTCGGCAATCAGGTCGCGGCGGCAGGCAAACTGCCAGCGGCGGCAGTGCGGAATCAACGAAAACGTCGCAAAGTCGATGGCCGACTGTTCGACGGTGTTGTAGCGGACGTTCGACAGGTCGCCGAGGAGGTGGAGGGGGACGCGATAGCCCCGCGCTATCTCCTCGGTCGCGTACCTTCGTGTCTCGATGAGAGCGCTGTGCTGGTTGTTGACCGGGTCGGCTTTCTTGTGGAAGCCGAACGGCATGATCACGGTTCCGAACGCCTTGTGCGGGCCGCGGTGGGCGTCGTCCCACTGGCTCTTGAACCGCTGGAGCACCTCCGGCTTGTGGGGCTGATCGACCTCGATGTACGCCCCCGTCGATGCCCCGTTGCCAAAGAATGCGCTGGAGTACAGTTCCGTCGCCCTGGCGAGGGCGATGGCGTCCTTGGACAGGTTCGTGGGGATGTAGCCCGTCACGCCGTCCGACGAGAGCCACCGCAAATGGAAAATCTGATCCTGGCGGTAGAGCGTCGGGGTGGCCTTGTTCGGCTCCAGGTACTGGTACTGAAGTTTTCCGACGGAGTTCGCTCGCTCGCTCTCCAGCCGCACGATCGTCATCCGGCTGGCGTGGAGCGGAATCAACTGGTCAACGCTGCCACGCCGGCCCGGCCGGATCAGGCAGTAGGCGTTGCCCCAGAGGAGCATCTGGCTCATCATCCACTCGCGCCACTCGAACGACGTCATCCAGTCGTTCGGCTGGTAGGCGAGCACTTCCTGAAGCGGATGATCCTCGGCAATCTCCTTGCCGCCCCCAGGCAGCCGCCGGTAGACGTTGAACGGCATCGACGCGATCGACTCCGACAGCACGCGGACGCAGGCCAGGACCGTGCTGCACGCCAGGCTGCCCTCGGGGCTGACGGTCACGCCGGCCGTCGTCCGATTGCTCTCGATGATCTCCTCGAACACCCGCGACAGGCTCGACCGCA